GAGCTGTATACGCACAGAACGGGCTTACAATTACCCTAAGAGGTGCTGGAAATAGATTGGGAACATTAGTATAGCTAGTAGACGTCTGAGGCGCATTTGCTGTCGGCCCAACATTAATTCCACCACTATACCAACTTCTTGCTAATCCAGGAGTTCCCTGCATTGGTTGAAACATAGGACCACCATTTGCGAATCCAAAAGCTCTTAGTATTGGATCTCTTGCGAATATCAACCAACCCAACGGACTAAGTAGAATACTATTAGGTGTAAAACCCTGTGCAGTAATCCTAGAATACATAATTAAAAGATCATCAAGAGTTATAGTTCCATTACCATTTCCTGCGCTATCTCTTCCAGACGTTTGTAAATTTCCTACATTATTATTAAAGATAGTAGTGCCTGAATTACGAATCATATTGAATATCTTTGTTTCTTTATGTCTTGCTAGGGCCCTACCAGCTGCTCTTATATGCATACTCATTACATCGTATTGACTATATCTAAGCATTTCATCAGTTATTCTAACCTTAACACCAGACTTTCCAATAAAAGCCGTTACAGTACCAGCGACTTCCAGTTTTCTTTCTGGATACTCGCCACCCTCGGGTATATCTTCAGCAGTGAAGGCACCTGCGGCTGGAAATGTTATCTGCTGCCCGGCAGAAAACCTGATGGTATGCAATAGACTAGTACCTACTAACAAGGGTTCCATAGCTTCTTTTACAACATTGGATACAACTCTTCCAATAAGTATAGAAGCATCAGGGGTAGAAAGAGCATCAACGAGATCCTTAAATCCGATTTTTTGATCTTTCCTTGTCGGATCAAACTGATCTGCTGAATTTTCAAAACCATTATTCATCCAGATCTTTTGAGTATTCTCATATTTATCTTGCAACTTACTATCTGAGAATTCTCTTTTCTTGGGTTCTTCGCTCATATTCCCTAATTTTTCGGAAACCTTGGTAGTTATAGTACCTATTAGTTCATCAGTAACCACCAATTTTTCTTCAGACATAGTTATTTGTCCTCCTTTTTATAATATAGTAAAACTCAAAAGTATCAAATTATTAAGATACCATGAGCTGAATAAGTACTTTAGATGCATAATTATCGCTATTATCATAATCATACAAATGTTGCGGGTAACCGCTTGTAGCTGAACCAGAAAGACCAAGACCTGGAACTGTCTGTACTTTATCTAGATTATCTGCAACTGTTACTAAACTTCTTTGTATACATCTTCCAACTATCTGTTCAATCGGATTACCACTTCTCGCTCCAGCAGCAGCTGATTCTTCCCAACGCACAAATGCTCCATTTGTGTTAGGCTGTACTAAATCACCAGCATTAATAACACCAGATGAATCATTTGCTCCAGGGGCTGACGTATCAGTTCTTACTGGAAGTTCTACTAAATAATCACACACAATTGCTACTTTATCTTGAATCTGATAGTTAGTATATTTTGTAAGTCCACCAGGATTCAAGGTATCATATCCTTGATTTAAGTTCTGGTAATAATCATAAGGTGCAACACCTATTGGTTTATTTGGCAACAAACCACTAGCACTTGCTCCAGCAGAAGTTACATATGAATCGTGCCCATTCGTATTAACATTTACAGTAAGCCCAATATCATTAGCAGTATATGTAATAGTAGTAGCAATTCCACCGTTTGCCCAAACAAGATCACCACTAGGATCCACAGCTACGATAGTACCAGCAGATACAACCACCCAATCGTTCAAGTATTGGTCTTGTACTCTAACTGGCAAATATTGCGCCGGCTTTAATTCAAGAGCCGGTCTTTCACCTTTTGATATTTCAAGGTAATGCCTAGTCAAGTTGCTATTTCGCTCATAACCTCTAGGAATTCTATTAGTCATTTATATTTCCTCCTTTTTGTGAAAAAAAACAATTAACTCTTCGAGAAAAGTCTATTTAATGTTTCCTTCTTTCCTTCTTTTTTATTGGGCTTACTGTCTTCGACCTCATTGGTCTTATCAGTTTTTACTGCCCCAGGATTATCGACTTTTCCAAAGTAGTTATTTGACAATAATGTTTCTTGCTCTAACAATAGATCTGATATCTGGTCTTTTAAAGAATCAATACTTCTTTGTGCAAATTCTTCAACCTTTTTATTGTGTTCATCTGGGGTCTTGACGTCAACAACATCAGGCTTACGAAGTATTCGCTTCAAGTCGTATAGTCTTTCAGCAACCATTTTATGTAAATCGCTGTTAATCTTTATATTTTCATCTAACAATCTCTTTCTGTCTTCCTCTTTCTTAGTAAGTTCATCCTTTGATATACCTGTTTCCTTAACAAGATCATCTCTTTCTTTTGTAATAGTAGTAATAGAAGTTTTTAGTTCATCAATAGCTTTTTTACATCCATCATCGCCCTTAGGAAGCGCATCTATTTGCTTCTTGTGATCTTCTTTAATCTTACTAACAACTTCCTCACACTCTGCTTTTGCTTTTTTCTTGTCTTCTTCTAGGGCTTTTTTGACTTCCTCGGCTACCATTTCCTGAACTAGTTTCAGATCCCTTAATTTATCTTTGGTAAGTTCATCTAGTTTCACGTCTTCCTCCTTGTCATATTTAAATACTTTACTGGTCTTATCTAGAAGATGCAATACAACATCATCACCTTCTTCACTATCATTCTCTAACATATTATACAAGTTAAAATCACCGTTAGAACTAAGGTCAGATAAGACCTTATCTTCAGAGCTATTAGCATATAATGACATTACTGATGGTTCCAGCAAAGAATCTTCATTCTCTTTCAATAGAGCTTCTTTAACTCCAGCCAATTCATCAGCAGGAACATTAACAAACGAAAGCTCTTTATAGGATAAATCCCCAGTAGTAATAAATGCTAATTTTTTATCATATGTCTGGCCAGGAGTATGTTCGCACGGCCCCTCTTTGCTCCAGTCAGAATTACACACAGAACAAAATGCATGATTGGTAGACATTCTTACAGATACAGTTTCATACCTACCATCAAGTATTTTCTGAATTGCTGATGGATCAGTTACTTTAACAGTTAATCTCTGATAACCATATCCATCACTTATTTTTAATATTGGTTTATATTCATCTCTGTTCTCTTCGCCTCTAATAGTTTTTATATATTTAGCTTTTATCACTCTACCAATCGGATCTTGATCATCGTTATGATTAACTAATATAGGTTTCTTATATGGCGAAGTCCAAGTCTTTATTCCTTTTTTCATTAACTCTGGCGGATAAATACGATTGTTTATCAATGTGCCAGAATGAGTAGCATCTACTTCACAGACAAGATTATAATCTTTTCTTATTCCATCCGAATCAGAAATAATTGTTCTCTTATCATCGTTTATTTTAAATTTTATAGGAAAACTATCTATTAACTCCAATTGTTTACTCATAATTATCTCCTAATTAACACTAGTTACTATTTACTATAATTATTATTACACCTGTTCCTATCTGAGGGTCTCCTTCACCTGTAGTATAGGTTACTTCTATTTGTATTTAGATTTTTCATATTAGTGGCCCCCGAGATATTTAACATCTATTGTTGCGTTTGCACCACCAACCTCTTCCATAAATGAAAATAAAACGTATTTAGTCATGCCATCAAACGTCATTCCATATGTTCCATCTACTGTTCGCGCAGTAAGAACACCACTTGAATCTAGATTAAACCAATTTGTATTATCAAGAGAACCTGAAGCTGCTACATCAACACTGGTATCAATACTTGCAATTGTATACTGAAATGTATGTTTTGACGCTATTGTGTATTGCGATGGCGTAGAACTTGGACCAGTTAATTGGGACCATGTTTTTTCAATCACGCTAAGAATTGCAGGACTTGTTTCATGAACATCTACTGGTTCATCTGCGATATATACAGGTATACTTGTAGTTCCAGAAGCTGAATAAATTCTAACATTATCTCTCTCTTGATTTAGTACTCCTGATGCAACTGCAACTCTAATAGTTCCAGTACTAGCAAATCCATCACCTATATCAATAGATACATCTCGTACCATATCTATTTGTGTTCTTACATCACCATAAGCATTTAATTGAATATTTTCATAATCTCCATTGGCGCTAGATAATGTTCCTATATTATCATTTCTCACTGCAAGAACTGGAACTCCCCAATCACCAGTAATATGGGCATCATCTTCTTTATGAGCCACATCAGTTAAGTGAACATCTACAGCTGGGTCTCCAGATGCAGAAAAAACCTTAATTGCATCTGTTTCTATATCTACTGATACCGCAACTGGAATTGGTACTTCTAAATATACAGGAATTGGACTTGTCCCAGAAGCAGATAGTATATTCACGATACCCGATGCATGTACAGGAGTTAATGCTGGATCTGCGCCAACTACAGTTATTGAATCATTAACGTAGTCTACTAGAACTGGTATTTCTGGTGTCCCTGATGACGACTGAACATTAATCAACCCTGATGCATTAACATCAACTTCATCCACTACTATATCTATAACACCTGAAACTGGAAGACCATTCGGCCAATTTGTTAAATCTATTTGAACTACTCCGCTAGCACCTGGATCTCCAGACGGTGGTAATTCCATTCTTATTCTATCTAAAGTATTATTATAAGCTATTTGTCTAGCTACAATACTACGCGTTGGTAAGCTATCAGCTAAACCTTGCGCATTTGGATTATAAGCCATTTTATGCCTCCAACATTATTATTTTTCCTTAGCGGGTGCCCGCTTTTTCTGACCTTTACCGAATCTTTTATCCAAATCTCTTTGCACCATTTTAAAATATTCAGTTCTTGAATTTGCTTTCCCTCTCGGACCAACACCTTGAGAACTTGGACCTGCTATTCCGGATGCCATAACTCCTCCTATTCAACAATTGTCTCTGATAAGTTTTTTATTCTATACCTCAGTGCTCCAAATACACCAGAAACTTTGTAAATAACTTCATCCTTATTTTTCATATTTTTAGCTACTACACATAAATAATCACCAAGATCATTTAATATGTCTTTTATACCAAAATCTAATATCTTATGATTTATATCAAAACCTTCTAATTTGGAAATAGCATCATTATAAGTAACATTAGCTATTGGTTGTAACTTATTCAAACTAAGATTATTAATGTTTTCCAAATCACTTAACATATCTATAACATCTAATTGGGTTAAATACCAAAGATGTGCTAAAATTCTTTCAGATTCTTCCGATATATCTTTTTTTGCGCGTGTTTTAGCTGGTTTAGTTCCATGTTGATTTGTTGGCTTTTCCCTATTAGCTGCTTCTCTTTTCTTTTTTTCTTCTTTAGAAACTTTTTGTATTGCTACACCAGCTTTAGCCTCTGCAGTATATGGTTCATCTACTGCCATTATTATTGCTTTAGGTTTAGATACTCTTTCAAAATACATATCTTTTCGCTGTTCTTCGCTTACCGGATCTTTTCCCAACAACTCTCTCAATTCTGTTTCTGTTATTGCATCATGTTCATATTTAAATACAGAATGATTTTCAACCTTAAGCATACTATCTATGTCTATCTCTCTGAATTTAAGTTTAACAAAATTATCTTCATTCTCATCTATTGCAAATCCACCTTCGTATAAAATTTCTTTAAGCATAAACTCATTTACAAATCCTTCCATGACATCTTGGAAATCTTTACATCTATCTTGAAGCATTTTATCTATAACTGTAGCAGTACTTCTATTAGCGGTACCACCTCTTCCCAAAGCTATTTCAGATATTCCAAGACCAGCTAATACTCTCTTTTCAAAATATTCAAGATATTTAGAAGCATCTAGCGCTTTTCCTTCAGCCCCAAGATTTGTTATATCATGTCTTTCTGGTGTGACTATACTTCCCTCTGTCGGCATATCCTCTATCTGTTCTTTTATTACATCTACCTCTGTTGTACCATCGTCATATATTTCTGCTGGGTTATCTTCTGTTCCAACCGTATAATGATATAAAGGAAAGAGATGTTGACTTAACAACATTTCTATATTTTCTTCCATTCTCCTTAGAGATCTTATGTCATCTAATACGGGAATTATATATGGCGTTCCAAACGCGAGTCCTTCTTTTCTATCATAATAAAAATGAACAACATCATCAGACCTAAATTCTGGAGCAGTTGGATTTCCAGGTATTTTTTGCTGATATTTTAAAATCTTACCATGCGTATCTCTTTTTATTGACACAGAAGTTGGATCTATTGCAAAATATGCTGCTATTGGTTGCAATATTTCTCCAGTCATCCTTCTAATTGGAGATCCAGAAGATCTTCTACCATCTCTAACTTTGATTATAAAAGCATTAGAATATGCCACTATATTTTGAGTTATGGTTCTAAGTATCATATCAAATGTTACACCAGATGCCTCTGCCATCTCTCGCAATCTTTTCTTAATATACATAGTTGCTTTTTCATTGCGAGAAGATATCTCAAAACCTTCTTTCAAACATGACTCAACATGTTTATCAAATGCCTGCCTAACATATGACTCTATATCTAATACCTTAGATATTTCTCCCAAATTATATTCTGATTCAGCAAAAGTACTCCTAGAAATAGTATTCCCAAGTGATCCATATACAACACCTTTTGATCCAACCTTGGAAACTATTATTGGCCTTCTACTTGTTTGTGGTTTAATTTTTGGTTTGTCTTCTACGATAGTATCTATAGAAAATAGATTCATCACTTTCTCCTATTATCTAAGTCCATTCAGCAATTTTTACTACATCATCTGGGGCAACCTTTTTTAAGCATTCGTCTATCTTCATTATTTTTAATCCTATTCCAGACGTTTGGGTTGCTGTGTCAAATTTTGTAGTCATTTTTCCACCCAACACTTTATCTTCTTGGGTATCTTTTGGAGTAAAACTATTATATATGTTCGGAGTTTCTTCTTCCGGATATTTATACTCTTTACCTGGACCAAGACTATAGGCATTCATCAATCTTTGTATTTCCTCGCCAGTAGGAGATGATTCTGTTCCACAAATAGCTGATCTTTCCAGTGCAGCTATTACAAGATCTAATATTTTTATAAACTCTCCTATTTTCATTTGTTCTTTTGCTTTATCTTTCTTTAATTCTTTTCTTGTATAATCTAATTCTATTTGTTTATACCAGTTTTTAACTAAATTTTTAAGTAATGATTCGATAAATTCTATTGTATTAACTATATATGTATTTATAAATTCATCAACTGGCGTACATGTAAAAATCTTTTGCCATCTAGGATCTGGATTGTTAATCCATTTTTTAATTGGATCGACCAATCTTTGAGTAATTTGAGTTATTAACCCTATTAACTGATCGCATAATAGTCCTCTAAAAATATTATTTACTATATCTTTAAGACTATTTAGTATATCTATAAATTCAAATGTTAGTCCAGTTTGAAACAATTGGAGAAGAGCTCTTAGACCCTTCAATGTTTTCATATCTAATCCGCCAGACCATCTAACAAAACAACATATTAGATCTGCGCCATAACTCATATTAAATACTTCATCTATTCCATTTAAAAAGTTATTAGCGTAATATATTGTTCTCTTTGTTAGATCGTGGGAATCACTTGCTTTATCTGGATCAAGTGCAGTAATATTTTCTATACCACCAACAACTCTATTAGCCCTATATTCAAAATAGGTTGAAAAATTCTTCCAAAGATCAGATAAATTTCTAGTACTTTTTATTTCTAGACTTACATCTTCTTTTAAGCTCCATGGAATATAAGCAGGATCTGGAAACATACCAAGATAGTTATCTGCAAAATTAATTATTTGTCTAGTTTTATAATCATGTTCATTCCACGAGAATATATTATTGAGGTATCTATTAGAATATCTTTCTAGTGCATTATCAGGCGGAACAGTGGAAGCTTTTATTTCTGTATATTTTGCTAAACCTTCTACCAATCTACTATTTATCAATAAAGAATCTGCTACATAATCTCCTGTTGCGTTTTCTATAAGATCTTCTATCCTTATATTGTCAATAGCTAATTCTCTTTGTAATAGTAATTTACTATATAAATCGTAAGATATATATTCTCCCTTGCTATTGGGATCTAAATCAGCTAAAATTGCAGACAAATCTGGTTGCTTAGCTGGATCAACTGGTATCTGCATACCCTTAGACATAAAATCTATTCTTTTATTTAATTTACTTGCTTTCTTACTGATATCTTCTAATATTTTTATCAACTCATCTGGTGTTGATTTTTGATTTACAAAATCTAACTCTTCTTTGCTTGGTTCTATTTTTTCACCAGCAGATATGGCTGTAAATCTTTCTTTATACCAATTGAGTCTGGCCTTATATGTAACTTTAGAGATATCTTCTATATTTAATGACATTTTTTCCTATAATAGTGGTGCGAGCTGGCAGCAAGCAGGGGGGATAAACTTAACCACCAGCTGTCTCCTCGCGAGGAGCAGGCGGAATCCTTCGCACCAAATTTAAAAATTTGATCTACTATTTATAAGCTTCCTTGCTGCTTTAGTTTTTTTATTTGTTACACTTTTTCTATTAATAGTGCGTGTACGGTTTCTTAAAAAATCCAAACTATTTCTAAGAGTATTTTCCTTAAAAGCCCTTGGAGAAAACCATCTTGGAGTTAATGACAGAACTCTTCTCTTTTCATCTTTAATAATTTTTTCATTTAATTTAAAATTTTTATCTTTTTTCTCTCCAAATTTTCCAGCTATACCAACATTAATAGATCTATTCTGCTTAGTCATATCGCTATATTCCATTGTAGCAGCAAGTATAGATAACATCCACGCAACTAACGCATGATCATTATTATCACTATAAACAGGTTGGCCAAGAGCAGTTTCTCTTACAACAGTATAATCTCTCATTTGTCCAACTAAACCATTTTTCATATCTTCGGAGGCAGGTAGTATTATCTGCCCATCTTCAAGTCTACGAACAGCAAGATTTACCATGAATGGTTTCATGTGTTTCTTTACTCGCTGTTTAGTTACTGGATCTCTAATTTCTGTCATATCTCCAAAATATATGCCTCTAACCTTATTAGTTAATCCAGTTTTTGGATTTTCTAATCCAAATTTTCTAAGCATTTCTATTTGAGTATGACCATATCCCTGATCAACATATATTGCAGATGGATTCCATTCTGAATTTAGTCTTATTATTTCTTCACATGCTTTTACTTGTGTAAATTCAGTATGACTTATAATCTTTTTGCGCACAACCCTAAAAGCACCTCTACCACCATTTAAATTTTTATTCCATTCTGTTACTACTATACATGTTCCATTACCTGATGCATTCCAATCAACCCCTACAGTATAGAGAGATAACCCATCTTTTTTCAATCTTTCTATATCATATTTTTGGACAGATTCAGTTATTAATTTATCTAGAAATACACCCTCTACCTCATCTCCAAATTCTGCATCAAACTCGTGAGCATATCCTTGTTCTGAATATTGTGCTCTTTCTAATCTCTCTGTTTGTCTTGTCCACGTTGGAGAAACACTTGATGGAAAATGAAATTCTTTGAATCCAAGTTCTGAATCATTACAAAAGCGCCAGAACATTTCTCTTTTTCCAGTCGGGGTAGAAGAAGCCCAGATCTCAACATTCGGCCTAGAAGCTTGTATAGCAAGTATTACTTCAAAATCACTTGTTCCAAGATAGTCAGCTTCATCAAGCAATATCATATGAGCGTCTTGTCCGCGGATACCGGTAGATTTACTTCCAGTTCTTGTTCCAGAAGTAAAACCCATTATTCTAGAACCATTGTGAAACTCGAGTCTATATGGATTTTTAGTGTTTCTTTTTATAGATGAAGCAAGAGCATTACTCTTTCCTAATAACAGATCTAACTTATCAAAAACTAAACCAACCTGGTTTTTATATGGGGCAATTACAAGAACTATAACACTCTCGTGTGTATATGCATAATGAAGCATCTTTATTGAAATTGCTTCTGTTTTTCCAGCCCTACGTCCTAACCTACTAACCTTTCTAAGTGCAGTGCATTTGAGCATATATTCTTGATACCACCTAGCAACCCAACTCATTTCAACATTAGACCACTTAATAGGATTATAAATAAAGTTAACAAAATCAATTTCCTCTTTATTTAAAACGCTAGTCGCATTACTATTCATATCAAATTCTTCTTTTATCAAATTACATATTTGTAAGTCTTCTACTCCCGTAGGATCCTTACCCCACACTTTCCCACCCTTGAGATACCATTTGCCCTCATGCTCTCTTAAACATTTTTTACAGTATTTATTTATTTCTATTTTTTTAGGCATATTCATCTCTTCAATATGGGTGATATGGTAGCCATGACAACCCTCTTTTTGAAACACATTATTATTTTGTGGCTCGGTATTACCATACCACTTAAATTATTTTTTTCCTTTACTTTCAGTCCATTTGGATTTATACATTCCCATGCATTGACCCACTGCTGCTTTTTGACTCTTGCCTTCTGCTTTAACAGTTGGAACACATCGTTTCATATAACTAGACTTGGATTCAT